AAGAAGGTAGTTTACTTCTCAAGCTCTGCTGCTTACCCAGTATCGTTACAGTCTAGCGGTCGTCACGTCAGGCTATCTGAGAAGATGTCCTGCTGGGAGCATTTGAATATGCCCGATATGACATACGGTATGAGCAAGTTAATCGGAGAATACCTATCATCATTTATTGATAACGTATATATCTTCAGACCATTCAGCGGATACGGCACAGACCAAGACTTAAATTATCCATTTCCGATGTATGTCAAGCGAGCGATGGAGAAGGCTAACCCATTTGAAGTATGGGGAAGTGGACTGCAGACAAGAGACTTCATACATATTAGAGACATCGTAGATGCTGTACTAACTATCATTCAAGATGCACCAGTTGGTCCAATCAACTTAGGTTGGGGCAGGTCAACATCATTCCTTGAGCTGGCGCAGATGTGTATGGATGCTGTCGGATACGAAGGCGAGATAGTTACCAGACCGGATAAGCCTGTTGGTTGTATGCACCGGGTGTCTAACAATGACTTTATGCTTGGATTCTACAGGCCAAAGATTACCTTGGAGCAAGGTATTGAGATGGCAGTTAAAGGTATCCGCTAATGGAATGGAAACTCTTTGAAGGTGACAACTCTGAGTTTACTACCTCTAAGTGGTATGAGGGCAGAGAGGCTGCTCATCATTTAGAGCAGGTCGGTCATAGAGATAGACTACTCATTGCTGCTGAGTTTGTTAAAGATTGTATGAAGTTAGGCGCCAGGACTGCTGTTGATTTAGGTTGCGGTGATGGTGGATTACTTCAACTACTTAAAGAAACTGGTATCCAGGCCTGGGGTTATGACTTGATGCAGACCAACATAGACCACGCAGTTCAGGTAAGAAACGTTGATGCTAGATACACAGACTTTAACTCTGATGACATTGAGTACGGTGACGTTGCTATCTTGACTGAAACTCTTGAGCATATGATTGACCCACACAAAGTGGTGAGAGAGTTACCATCTAAGTTTATTGTTGCCAGCAGTCCTTACAATGAGAACGATATAAACCATTATGAGTTTCATCTATGGGCTTGGGATAAAGAAGGCTACGACAACCTGATTACACAAGGCGGATACCGTATAGTAAATAAACAATATGTTGCTGGCTGGTCGCAGGTAGTACTCGGAGTGCGAGATGTCTAGCTACAACAAGGCTAAGGGTTCAAAGTTTGAGACAGATGTGATGAAATATCTACGCAAACTAGGACATTTTGCTGAAAGATTAGCCAAGGCCGGGGCCAATGATGAGGGTGACATCGTTACCATAATCGCAGGTCAGACCTACATTTTGGAATGTAAGAATAGAAAGTCAATTAATCTTCCGCAGTTCTGGGCTGAAGCTCTGACTGAGGCTGACAACTATGCGAAGGCTCGTGGCTTACCCTTTTCACCACCGGCCTTCGTAGTAGTTAAGAGAAGAAACGCCAGCATCGAAGATGCTTGGGTGATAACAACACTAGAGAAATGGACAGAGCAGATGCCAACACCTGAAGGACAGATAACATCAACGGAAATCCTGAAGCCAAAGGAAGAACCGAAAGAAGAAGAGAAGAAATGATTTGTAACCTATGCGCTGTCGCTGGTGAATACAATACGAAAGCAAAGTATGCTCTAGCTAAAGCACAGCACGAAGAATGTAAAGGAGATTGCGGATGTCAACACAAGACTGGTCCAGGGTGGTTCGTAAAGGCAAACGCAAAGGCTCCGTTGATGCAAGTACAATCCCCATAGGAGAGATAGTAAACTTCTACGGTGGTGAAGTAAGGGAGGGACGGAACGTATCTGTTCGCTGTTGTATCCATAACGATACAAGAAGGTCAGCAGTAATAGATACCTACGGCAATTTATATTTCTGTCACACCTGCGGTAAGGGTGGGTCAGCGTTAGATGTAATAATGGAGAAGGAAGGGATAGGGTTCAAAGATGCAGTCGAGCGAGCAGATGAAATTCTTGCTGGAGGCGGCAACGCGGTACGCAGCGAATCTAAGCGAAGAGGCCGTGCGATACCTAGAAGGACGTGGAATATCTGAGGATGTAGCTCGGCAGTTTATGCTTGGCACTATCACAGAGCCAGCCAACGGACACGAGATGCACGAGGGTTGGCTATCCATTCCATACATCACAGTCCTCGGTCATTGCGTAGGGTTTAAGTTCCGCAGACTAAATGATGGCAAGCCTAAGTATGGCTCACCTCTTGGTCAGAAGTCGCACCTATACAACGTAGCCGATGTAACTTTAGATGTAGGTAGCATCGTTATATGTGAAGGTGAGTTAGATGCAGTAGTGCTATCGGGTATGTGCAACATACCAGCAGTTGGTGTACCAGGTGTGACTGCTTGGAAGCCACACTTTGCTAGATTATTTAATGGCTTTGATACAGTTTATATTGTTGGCGATAATGATGTTAAAGAAGATGGTTCTAATCCTGGAGCTGAGTTCTCTCGGCGTGTCGCCAGTGAGTTAACAAACGGACAAATAATACAATTACCACCAGGTATGGACATCAACGAGTTCTATCTGGCAGAAGGACCCGATGCGTTGAACAACCTACTAGGAGGAGTGAAGTGAGTGAGCAAGAAAAAGGACTTACAAGAGGCAGCAAGATTATTGATGGATATGGGGATGATAATAGTCTCGATAGACTACAAGAACTATACGATAACCTGCCAGCCAATGCCGGTTCGCAAATAGATGAAGCCTTCGTCCAAGATGTATGGCGAGTCCTCGATACCGCCGGAAATCTCCTTATCCGTAAACACAAAGACTACGGGCCTAAGAATATCGCTCACAGTCCAGGTGGAGCACTCAACGGATTGCGAGTCAGGATGCACGATAAAACTGCCAGGATTAATCATCTCATTGATTCAAGAGTTGCACCATCAAACGAATCCCTCAGAGATTCCTTCATAGACCTGCTGAATTATTCTGCTATTGCTATCTTAGTATTAGACAAGAAGTGGCCCGGCTTACCCAATGACTAATCTTCATCCCGCCTTCTACGATTTGATTCCTCCGGTATCTCAAAGTATTTATCGTAAGTACCGTCAATGGGTAGAGCGGGAAGATATAGTTCAAGAACTATACGCCTGGGCTTTGACTAGAGCAGAGCATTACGCTGAGTTACTAAATGAAGAGAATAAACTACAGCGCACAATAAATGAAAAAAGAATTAGTTGGCAGATGCGCCGTCACGCAGAGCGCTACGCTCGCAAAGAGAAGGCTAAGAAGAGCGGCTATCAGATAGGCGATGAGTCCTTCTACGATACGCTAGTTCTAGCCCAGCTCCTACCCCACGTCATCTCATCAGTCCTGGATGGCACAGTATTAGAGCAAGCACAAGAGATGATAAACGATGGGCAACCACGCAAGCCATCTGCTCCAGCCGAAGGTGGCAACCTGCTTGCCATCCTCATTGACATCAAGAAGGCTTACCTCAAACTAGATGTGGTAGATAAGGACATACTCATCAAGAGATACCACGAGAATCTAACCCTCCAAGAGATAGCCGAGTATCTAGGTTGCGCCCTCTCTACTGCCGATAGGAAAGTGAATAACTCTATGCGTAAGCTACAGAATCTACTTGGCGGGGAGAGTCCCTGGCAATGAAGTTCGCATACGCAGACCCACCTTACTTCAAGCAAGGTAAGAAAAGATACGGCGAGTTCCACGAAGAAGCCGCCATTTGGGATAGTCAAGCGTCTCACTTGGATTTAATTCATAAACTTATGGATGAATACCCTGATGGATGGGCGTTGAGTTGCAATCCAGCAGACCTCAGTTGGATACTTGTTAGTAGTGAGATTCGAGTTTGCTCTTGGACTAAAACCTTTCATCAGATTAGACCAACTACAGTTCAGTATGCCTGGGAACCGGTGCTTCTTTATGGTGGCAGAAAAGATAATAAGCGTAAGCCAATGGTACGAGACTGGATTAGTGGCGTAGCCACAAAGCGCAAAGGATTACCTGGCGCAAAGCCTGATTACTTTAACGACTGGATACTAGCCCTGCTTAACTATCAAGAAGGAGATACTCTAGATGACCTCTTCCCCGGTACTAATGGTATGGCTGAGGCGGTGAAGCGCTTCAATGACAAACAAATCATCGTTTGACTTAGACTTCTCCTACGGTAGAAAGGGTGAGCAATTAGTTGAAGAGTTGCTTACTGAAGGTAAGAAGGTAGAAGTAAAGCGAGATAGAAAATGGCATCTCACTAACAATGTTTATGTAGAGGTAGAGTGTTTCTTTACCAAGGATAATGCCTGGGCTGCAAGTGGATTAGCTGTGACTGAAGCAGAATACTGGGCCTTCGTCCTCAAGAAGAGCGTTCTTATCCTGCCCACCACAGTTCTTTGGTATGCGGTAAAGCACTTCGGCAGAGATATAACCTGTGAGATACCACCTAATCTCTCTCGCGGTTATCTAGTAAAGGTAGTTGATTTGATTGAAGCTACTAAACTTATGCCTGTTGAGGAAGTATGAACTACGAATACAAGTGTCCTAACTGCTCGACTATCCTCTTTGTCGAGCGTTCCATCCACGCCGAAGCTAGCACTCCCTCCTGTGCTGACTGCGGTAGCCTGACGAATAGAGTCTGGTCCTCTCCCCCTATCACCTTCCGGGGACCAGGCTTCTACTCAAACGATAAATGAGAAAGCCCCGGGGTTAGCCGGGGCTTCTCTTTCGCTAGGTCGAAAGGGTATAAGAACCTAGCAAACTTATTCTATCACATCAGTAGTATTTATTTTTATTCCAAAAAGACCAAGCTCTACAAGGCGAGCCATAACGGTGTTCAATGTAGCGCAAGCCTCTAAGAATCTGGACTCTAGGTCTTGGGTCTGTCTCTCCAAGTCGTTGAGCGATTCCGAAAGCGCTTGACTTTGGGTTCTTTGCGTGGTGGTCAAACCTGCTCTCACGGGTCCATAAATCTTGGAGGCAGAGCCACTCCTTCCCTCGCCATCCCCAACCAGCCTGAGCATAGGTCTTTGCGATTCGCTTGTTCTGTTTCTTCTCATCCCAAGTCGCTTTGCTGGACTTGATTACCAAGTCCGTTGGTAGTCTTATCGGATTCTCTGTTATCGGTTGATAAGCCCACACCAGCGTTAGTCCTGCCAGTAATATCAAGCCAAACCTTGTTCTCAGCTTCATCTCTTGCCCTTTCCTCCTCCAGTAACTCTCGGTATTGGTCGGGGTAGAGATTACCGAGGCGCCTTAGCGCCCTGTCTCTAACCCTTCGGTAGTTCCGTTGCCTTACGGCGTGGGTAGTAGCAGTTCTGATTCTCTTATCCACATCTACCACTCAGTATCTCCTTCCAAACATAGAAGGGCATAGGCTATCAGACAAGCCAAGATTACTCCAAGCAATAAGGACACTTCTTCTCCTCCTCTTTAAGTTCTATCCAACCCTGCTCTATCCCTTTTATCAGTAGTTCCATCATACGAATCTGCGCTTGGAGTAGTTCTCTCATCATTCCCTTACCTCCGTTAGCGTAGCCAGCACCAATTTAGTCACATCTATCTTGTCAGTTATCAGCTTGAAATCATCCTCATTTTCTTCATCCCATACTGAGACATAGATAGAGCGGTCTAGTCCTCTTCTGAACCACTCCACCGCCTCTCTCTCGCTCGCTCCTCCCCACTCTATCTCTCCCTTGTTATTGGCTACCTCATAGAATCGAATCGGCTTCATACCCTTTCCTCCTCCACTATTACTGACTTACCTTCTAGTATTTGTTGGCTTGCTTTTTCCACAGAAATAGGCAACCAGCGTAATCCGAAACGAGAGAATTCAAAAGCTCTTACTGTTCCGTTCTTACCCTTTGTGTATTTGACCCAAGTTGTCATCCTCTTTCCCTTTCTTGTAGTTGATTAGGTTTAACTCATTGAGAGCATTGACCATACGGATTAGGTTCTTACCTGCCTCCCCGCTCTCTCCCTCTACCATCTGCTTAATCGCTAAATCTCGGCAGAGGTTAGCCTTTGCCTCGTAGTATTCTGCTGTTGGCTTAGGCATTGACTTGCTCCTTTTCTACTACCAAGATGTAGTCTGATAATTGGTCGCCTACTAGTGTCGGCGGGTTGGTCTGATAATCTATTTCGTCCTCCCAGAATAAGCGCCTCGCTTCTGCTTCGCTTTCTGCTTCTACCTCTACGAATTCCCAGCGCTCTATTGTGTAGTTGATTCTATACTTAGGCATTACTCTCTTCCCTTTCTCTCTTTATGTCGTTAATTGTTTTCTCCGGTGCGTAAGGTTGCGCCGGAGCCTTCCTATCATCCTCACACATCTCGGCGTGGCTAATCATTAACTCGCCGTAGTGTCCTTCACATACTCCGCACTTAGGCATTGACTACCACCCAGCACTCGTCACAAGTGAAGCCATTAGGCACGGCTTCCGCCTCTGCCTCTTCCCCTTTTGTGGGTTGATTTATAGCGCAACCTACGCAGATAATTCTATCCTCGTAGTAATAGCCGATTACATTAGACATTATGCCAGCCCTCCTCTTTCGCTCTCTCTAAATCCTGCTCACAATAGATAGCGCCGTGATAAGGATAAAGAGTCGCCTCCTCCTCCTTAGTCCAGCAGACCTCGCACTCTTTAAGCATTGACTCTTTCTCCCTTCCCGCTACCTATGTAGATAGGCTCGCCCACTTCCTTAATAGTCATAGCCTCATCTTCCTCATCGTGGATAGCGCCGCACTCATCACACGGCTCGCCCTCTTTCTCTTTCTTTATCTCTTTTAGTATCCAGGTAAGGGAATCTTCCCACCCTCTAAGGAAAGCAAGGTCAGAGTTGCCGTCTGCTTCTGCCCGGCGCATTTCCTTACGCACTTCCTTTAGCTCTTGCTTTATCTTCTTTTCCATTACTCGACCACCTCGCAGACTTCCTGACACTCAACACAAGTGAAGCGAGTCGCTTCTCCTGGTTTGCTGATAATTGTCACTTCATTATCGCAACAAGCACTCCCTAGCGGTCTACTCATTGTCTTTCCCTTTCTCTTTCAATGGGAGCCTCTCCCCCACCCTTTACCTCTATCTTACTCATAATCCATAGAATCGCAACAATAACGGCGGAATAGGTGAGCACTTGCCCTGCCCCTCTCCACCACTCGAAGCCGATTTCAAACATTAGCGCCCTCCTCTTCTTCCTCGTGTTCTGCCTTTTGGTGCGCTAGGTACTCGCTAGGGTTGTTTAGGAATTCGTAGCAGATTTCACAGATAATCGGCTCCATTACGCACTCACCTTGCTGGCCATTACCTCACGAGCGATTATGTCGAAAGGTAGTTGGCCTTGACCTTGTAGCCATTGACCTATGAAGAGCGAGGCGGTAGGGCTAATCTTCTCCGCCACTAATTCGGTGACTTGCTCCGCTAGTTGCTCCCACTCTTCCCGCAACTTATCGGCTAGGGCGATAGTGTTGCCCTCTTCCGCCTCTTCCATTAGTTGCCGATAGGTGTCGTAATCATTCATTGCCACGAGTAGCCACTCGCTAGCGAATTGTTCGGCTAGTGTCACGCGGTTATCTTGCTCCATTGTCTTTCCCTTTCGTTTGTTTGTTGCTAGGTCTAGCGACCTACCACAAGGGAGAGGATAGCACGGCCTCTCCCCCATAGTAAAGCGCTAGGCGGTGACGGCCTCAATAACTACGGCCTCGCGGTCTTTCATTTCACAATAGGCGCGGGCTTGCGCTGGCGTTCTAAATACTTTCCCCTGGTATTCTACCTCTTGATTAAACCAATAGCGCCCCGCTTTCCAATTATGAGCGCCATCTCGTCTAATCCAATAGTAGAGGTGCGCCCTTGCCGTGCCGTCAATGCTTTTTTGAATTCTGCCGATTCTAGTTCCCCATTTCATTATGCGTTCTCCGTTGCTAGTGAGAAGGACACTTTCCCATCCTCGAATTCGATTCGGGCGATTATCTTGCTTCCGTCCCAAAAGGTGAAGGCTTGCCCTTTCTTGTTTTCCTTAATCTCGATGTTGGTGTTCTTTAGCATCACATTGGCTTCCATTGTTTCCCTTTCTTGTTGTGGAGGCTAGAACCTCCCCTCGCGGGGCGGGTAGAGCCTATCGTTTCCGATAGGGTACTCTCACCGCCCCTGGAAGGCAAGCACTAGGCTCTAAGTAGTGCGAAAAGAATCTCTTCGGCGGTCTTAGCGCTCCAATAATTAACGCCTGACTTATTCCACCAGCGCATAGCGTCAATAAGAAATTCTTGTTGCTCTTTGGTTAGTTCTACCCTAACGAGTTCTTTAGTATTCACTTTAGTTTCCCTTTACTCTTTGAGCCTAACTCTTAGGCTACTAGGAGAATCATAGGGGTATCTCCCCTAGTTACATAATCGAAACCACGCTCAGAGTTTGTGGTGTTGGTCACAAGGTTAGAGGGTGGGAAAGTAGTTGAAAGTTCAACTATCTGCCGGGGTGATTATGTTACTCACGAGTAAGTTACCAGCGAGTAAGTTACTGAGTGCCGGAGCTGAGTAACTTATTAAGTGGCGCGGAAAGACTATTGAGGAAAGCAGACGGGGGCGCGAGAGTCTGCCCGGGGTTGAGCAAGCCCTCCCCTCTCCCCTATCCGGTACGAGGTCGGGGGGTAGGGGCTCGCACCTGCCACAAGGCAGGGCGACCCCGGGTTGTTGAAAAGACGGGCGGTATGTGTTGTGTACCCTTCCCAGAAATTTCTACTAAAGTGAAATCCCTGCTCGGGTACGGTTTTACCGTTTTAACCCCTATATCTGTGACGTTAGTCACAGATATAAACTTTTTTCGGCAGAATGCGGGAAATGCTCTAAATTTCCCGCCTACTATACAGTAGGGAGCAAATGCGGCAGGCACTGGCATTTGCGACCGTTGACGGTAGGGCTACGCTGGCGCTACGCCCCCTAGGGCGGAGAGCCGACCTACCCCTCACGTCGCTGTGGCTCGCTCGGGAGTTTGACCCGAGAGAGGCGCGAGCGACGCCTCTTTTAGTGGGGTGTAATCTATCGATAGGAACTACCCGATGACCAAGTGCGGAACTGCTGGAGGATGGCAGGTTCATCGCAAAGAAGGTAAAGTTGAGTGCGTCGAGTGTAAGACCTATATGGCGGAAAGAGCCAAAGCCTACTACCACGCCAACAAAGAAAAAGCTAAGGTAGCTAAGAAGGCTTGGCAGACAGCCAACCTTGATAAGTACCGTAGCTACAATAAAAAGTCTTACGCCAAGAATCCGCAGAAAACTCTAGATAGGGTTCATCGCAGAAAAGCCAAGATTAAGGGTAACGGTTTTGAACCATATACCCTAGAGCAAATTTTAGAAATTTACGGGGCGGTATGCCACTTGTGCGAAACCCCAATAGACCTGACGCTTCCAAGAAAGATTGGAGTCGAAGGGTGGGAGTACGGTCTACACATAGACCACAAGACCCCGATTGCCAAGGGAGGTAAAGACTCCTTGGACAACGTGGCTCCAGCCCACGCCCTTTGTAACTTAGCCAAACGAGGTAATTAGTGTCAGAGAAGTCCAGCGAAATAGCAAAGCGAGTTATACTCGCTGCGGTCGCAGAAGGTATGACGGTAGAGCAAGCTGTTGCTTCTGCAGGCAAGAGTCATAAAACATATGAGTATTACCGCAGGACCGATAGGTCCTTTGCCGACAAGATGGACAGAACTAGGCTAGGGCTAAAGACTAAGAACTTTGCTGAAGCCGATGCTCACGATATAGACTTCGCTACCTTTCGTGCCAAGTACCTCCATCAGAGAACCTTTGGACACCAGCAGAACCTGGTAGATGTTATAGAAGGCAGAGACCCCTTCTGGCTTCATCCCTCGATGAAGTACGAGAAGGGTCTAAACGACAACCGCATCCTTATCAACATCCCACCTAACCACGCCAAGTCAATTACCATAACCGTTGACTATGTAACCTGGAAGGTAGCCCAAAACCCAAACTTTAGAGTCTTGATAGTTTCTCAGACTCAGCAGCTTGCAGCAGACTTCCTATACGCTATTAAGCAGCGGCTTACCCACCCGATGTATGAGGGCCTACAGTCTGCCTATGCAGCCGGAGTCGGCTTTAACTCTAAGGGTGCTTCGTGGCAAGCTACCCGCGTAGTCTTTGGAGATGAACTCAGAGAGTCATCCGAAAAAGACCCAAACATTGAAGCCGTAGGTATCGGCGGTCAGATTTACGGTAAACGTGCAGATATGATTATCGTAGATGACGCGGTAACGCTAAAGAACGCTAACGAGTTTGAAAAGCAAATCCGCTGGCTAACCCAAGACGTACGCTCTCGTCTTAACCCAACTGGCAAACTAGTCGTTATCGGCACCCGCGTTGCCTCAGTAGATTTATACAAAGAATTGCGTAACCCCGACAGGTATCCTGGAGGCCAGGTCCCTTGGACCTATTTGGCAATGCCAGCCTTACTAGAAACAGATGAGGAACCTGAGAAATGGGTTACGCTCTGGCCTTACTCTGACCAACCCTTTGATGGACAGTCAGATGCAGATAAAACCGAAGAAGGTTTATATCCCCGCTGGAATGGCAAGCATCTATTTAATGAGCGCCAAGCGATGGATGCCCAAACCTGGGCTTTGGTTTATCAACAACAAGATGTTTCCGACGATGCAATATTTGACCCGGTATGCGTGAAAGGCTCCATTGATGGAATGCGAAAAGCAGGACGTCTGGTACCTGGCAATCCTGGTCACCCAAGAGACCTCAACGGTTTCAGTATCGTCTGTGGCCTCGACCCAGCAATGGTCGGAGATACAGCAGCAGTATGTTACGCAGTTGACCGTATCTCTCATAAAAGGTACATTGTTGATGCTACGAAAATCACGCGTCCCACTCCTGCACAAATCCGCCAGCTCATTATCGATTGGA